TCTATCTCCTGATCAAAATACCCCTCCAATTTTCCCACCCTACCCGCATATTTCGTATTCCCTAAACCAACATACATATTAGTATTCTGTCTGGAATAAAGAGCGGTAAGCTCCTTAGTATCAGCTAATGAGAAACATGTAACACGGGGCGTTCCATCCTGATTGGGAATTTTAAAATCAAACAGGAATGATGCCCCAGTATCCGGTAGGGAGAGGAGGTAAAAACCCTCAGACAAACTATACTCCCCTTTTATATTATCAGTATTAGTATTACTATCTACTATCTGTGCTGTTAAATCATCCTTTACATTTCTACTTAAATCTGTTAGAGGTAGCTTATCCTGTACCGCAGTACGGGAGAGGGAGCGGAGTCCACTATTAGACAGGAAGATTACATCATCTCCAACATGAGCCACACTATCTCTCGCTATACAACCAATCCCCTCTATAACCTCATCCAACGCCATATTAACTGGATCCCAAGGATTATTATAGAGGGCTATATTGCGCTTGCCGAAGATGACAAGCCTCCCTCCAAAATCAGCAAGAGCAATAATCTCATCCGCACCCCACACCGTCTTTAAATCAATCGTACCCTGGGAGCCTACATCAGTCCAAGTACCACCCCAATTTGTACATTCTGTCTCGGTTGGGTAGAGCGCACCTAAAGAACAAAAACCCACATCATTCCATATATGACCCTGTAAGGTATCAGAGTAGTAAACTACATCTCTCGTACCCGTAACCCCACCAACCCATAACCTACCAAACTCACCCAGTACACAGTTACCCTGTGGTGCGGTTCCCGCATAACTGGTAACATCATCTATATCCTTCCATGTCGTACCATCATAATTAATCATCTTAAAGCCACGCTGAACCCCGTAAAGCTGATTATTAAAATTGGTAAATTGCCAGTTCCCATCTGTTATCGTTTGAGGTGTACCACCAAATACTTGAGCATCTAACTGCCAAGGTGTCGTACTCTCATCAAACTTATAAATCTTATCATTCGCCCCACAAAACATCTCATAAGTACCATCCGCCTTACGATACTCGGTAATACTCCTAACAATATCACTATTAGAAGAGTTACTCCCTATAGTCTCACTATACTGCTTTATCCCCTTACGAGTTGTAATCCGTCCAGAGGCATCTAAGACAATGTTATCCGCTCTGGTTAACCATTCCGGTGGTAAAGAACCAGCATTAGATTGAGTGTTTAAACCAAACACTCCCACATTACTTAAATTAATAGGCGTTAGATTCTTTGCACTCATACTGAATACCAGAGAGTCTCTCTAACCACCCTCCCACTATCTTGAGCAATGGCATCTGATAACGCCTGCTGATACTGCATGAATACCATATCAGACAGCGAACCACCATCCTCCCCACGCTCTGAGATAGCTCTCGCCCACGCACCTAAAATTACTGGCATCGCTGTTATAGAGAGAGTATCAGCAGCCTCTGTTAACTCATCTTGAGGGTCTACTGTTAATACATCAATATTATAAATAGCATCAGGAGTGGGGTAGAAACTAATCTCAGCACTAGAAGCAGTACCATTTATTACATAATTACTAGGTCTATTATTAGTCATGGAGGGGTAGGCTGCCTGCTCTAAATAACTATCATCAATTGGGGAGAGTTCGGAGCCAGTCCCCCTATCATAAACAGATAAGACGCGCACCCTCTCATTAGTATTAGTTAGATTATAATCCCTAGTTCCACTAGCTGTGGTTATAGCAACCTTACTCCGTAACACAGTCCAATTATGAGCATCTTCAACCTCCCTCTTAGTCTCATTAACGAAATCCCCAATCAATTGTTGATACTTTCCTATGCTAGCATTATCAATCAAAGCACCACCCCAAGTAGACACAGTATCCTCACGCAAGCGTCTTAATACCGCATTAATTATATCTTTATACGTCATCTGACTTTACCACCTTTGGTTTAATTTTCTGTTGGGGTGAGGGTATAAAATAACCTAGCACTAGAGGTACTATTAAGAATAGACCTAACAGCCAACCACCTATCTCTACTAACTTACCCAGTAATGGGAAGAAGCCGGTTACAGGTTCAGGACAGGTCTTAGGAGATATAATCGCCTGATCCACCACCCCTCCTGCACCTGCTCCAACTACCGCACCAATTACTGGGGGGATGCCAGTTAGATAACCCACACCCGCTCCTACAGCAGAGCCTGTGGCGGAGATACCACCACTCTCTAATAAGGCGCAACCCGCCCCACTAAGACTTAAAAGAAGTAGGGTGAGTAGGAGGAGCTTCTTACTTCTTCTGACCATTTCTCAACAACCCATAAATCTCTTTTAGCATACCTTTAATATCTGAAATATCCCTATGATGATCCTCTTTAGCTACATACTTTCTTGGTAGTTCAATTTGGTCATCAGTAACCTTCTTTTCTAATCGGTCCAAATCATTAGCTATACGCTTAATGAACCAATATAGAGGTCCGATACCTATTGTTAGTATTATATTCCAAAACAGTAGGGGTGGTACTTCCATATAAACAGCTCCTAATTAGTAGTTGTCTCATTTCCAGAATCTGTCTCTGTATTTGTCTCTGTATCTGTATCTGTATTATCATCATCCCCATCATTAGATGTATCGGAACAATCCAATGTGTCTTGTCCGACACAGATATCTGTCCCGCCTCCACCTGTGCTAACCTCAACCTTAGTGCAACCCCCCACCACTCCTAAAAAGAGGAGGAGGAGGGTGGAGATTGAAAAAATAGTTAGTAGTGGTTTAATAGTCTTATTCATGTATCTTCTCCAGTGAGATTGAACTTCTCGCCTCCCATGTTCCTATCTCTAAAGAAACTCTGCCCATAATCGGTACACAGCTAGATAAGAGTAAAGATGTGAGTAGTAAAAAAAGTGTGATATGTTTATTCATTGTGTCTTACTCCATTGCTAGTATGGAATCGAAAGCGGTTGAGATATCCATCACTCTTTCGGAATTGCTGATTTGATCCCAAGCCAGATGCCGATAACCTCATCGAGATCCGCTGGTAAATCCTGACCGTCGAACCGGAGCTGGTTAAAGCCCTTCAATATCGCATCGAACTGGTCACCCATTGGCAGTTCAGCATTGTATCGGTCGCGCCTTTTTTCGCTGTAGGTTCTGGTATCGGGTGGGATGGGTTTAGCTTCAAAAGCCCCATCGTATTTAGCACCAATCCAAGCACTATTATCTGCTAGCACAAGTTCACCGTCTACTGTGAATTCTGATACTCCATCCCATTCAATAATGTTTTCCACTATTCCTGATTTAACAATTGCATATTCCATTACTTGTACTCCTCTACAACAACGATTCCAGCGGTTCCAGCAGTCCCTACAGCATGACCAGTAGAGCTTATTCCACCACCTCCGCCTGCACCGTAACCCGTTCCGGGGTTTGTTGAGCCATTTCCGGTATTCTTCTTAGCTCCACCAAGCCCAAAAAGAAGCGGAGAACCCCCACTGGTGGGAGTATTCCACGTACCGACACCACCCTGTCCAGTCACATTCAATGTGCCACCAGATGCGGTGCCGCCTGAGCCGCCTGCCCCACCGCCTACGGCAGAAGCGCCACCACCACCGCCATTTCCTGTGTAGGTATTTGTTGTATCATCCCAACTAGATGCTCCTCCTGCACCCCCGGCACTGGGCGCACCACCAGCACTACCAGCACTACCAATAGTAATAGTTGAGGAAGAAATGCCTGAAACATCCAGCGCGTATTTAATGGATGTTCCACCACCACCGCCACAAGCACCGCCATAAGCAGTGTGAGCACCACCACCACCACCACCACCACCTACGACAAAGACATTTACCTTGGTAACTCCACTTGGTCGTGACCATGTTGTACTGGCAGTAAAGGTTTGTACTGAGTTAAACCCACCACCAGCAGCAGCCCAAGTACCATCATCTTTCAAGAAATCACCAGTGTTTGTCCCCTTGGGAACTAAACCGTGTGCAGATGTAGAAAAATCCAAATCAGTATTATCGTCTGGCGCACCTAAATCATCTAATTTGAAATCGCCAGCACTATAAGTAGTATTAGTATCTGTCCAAGGTACATTGACAACACCTTGATCGCTAGAATTTAACTGTAAACCATAAGTTCTATTTGCTGTAGTGCTTACTGATTCTGCTGCTACAGATTGGTCAGTATCATCTTCAATCTTTATTAGTCCTGTAGCACTAGAGGTTGCGGTACTAGCACCAGAAACAGTATTTGAAATAGTAACTGTGCCATCTGCTGTTGTTTCGCAGGTAATACCCGTACCTGCTGTGAACATTAAATCATCACCTTGCGTTATGGTAGTTGCATTACTGTCAGTCGTTGCTGATACTGTAAAGCCACTACCCATAGTGTTAGTATCTGTAACTGTACTTGCAATAGTTACTGTGCCATCTGCGGTTGTTTCGGTAGTAATACCTGTGCCAGCAGTAAACATCAGGTCATCGCCTTGAGTTATAGTTGTAGCATTAGAATCGGTTGTTGCTGATACTGTAAAGCCACTACCCATAGTGTTAGTATCTGTTGGTACTACCCAAGAGTTATCCCCTCTGAGGAATGTTGAAGAACTCGCTGTACCTGTAGCTGATAGATGATCTATATCAACAGCACCTGATGCCAACTCATCTGAGTCTACTGCATCATCGGCTAAGTGCTCATTGTCAATACTACCTGCTACATAATGTTCTGAATCAATAGCATCATCTGGAATAAGATTTGAGAGCTGTATCTTCTTTGTTGAACCAGCACTATCATCATTAATAACCAGAACATCTGCTGATGCGGGGGTAGTTAACTCTGTTAGGGCTGAGATTCTTGTAGTTGCCATAATTATTTGCCTCTAGCCTGTTGCAATGTAATTTCCAGTACCCTCTGTAATCAAATAGATACCACCTTCTGTCATTATCTCTGTTTCTGATGTAGCGGAAGGATCAAACTCTCTAAAATACTGCCTTCTATTATCCAGCATAGCTAAGGTTTTCTGCTTCTTCCACTGTAATCGTCTAGTCGTTAAACGCTTAAACTGGTTGCGGGAGTAATATGCCACTACAGTATCGCTCTACGCCTGTATGTGATATGTCTCCCCTTTAATGCCTCTATGTCATCCTTAATCTTATCAAATAGCTCCATCACCACCGCCTCTGTTGGCTTCTTACCAACCTCCCTCCGCCTGCTAATCTTCTTGCTCCCACCATACTCTGGTGCGGAACCCCCCTTAGTAATGGTAGAAACCTTCTCTTTTTTGGTAGGCTTCTCCTCCCCCTCAGCAACCTCCTCCTTCTTGGTAGGTGGTGTCTTACTTACATCATTACTTTTACTCTTTAACTCCCTCCCATTATATTTAGGAGAGTCTTCTGTAGATTCTACCCTCTCTACCATCTCACCATAAGAGGCTAACATCTCACTTAATAATTTTTCCAGGGATGTAATGTCTTCTTCTAAAGACTCCGACTCCTTACTATTCTCATCTGTAAAGGTGTTATTCTCCTGAACAAAGGAGTTAATCTCCTCCTCACCCGCTTTAGGGTGCTTACTACGATACAGCCGGGTTAACAGGAGGGTGAGCATCTCTGACATCCTACCTTTAATTGCATCTAGTTCTAAATCTAGCGCACTATCTCCTATCGTATCTTCAAAAATATCAAGCATTCTTAGCTCCCGCTTTCTCATGCTCCCTCGCCCACCTATCATAGGCATCAGGGAAGCCTGGATCTGTACCATCTAAATGAAACGGGGTGGCGGAGATTATAAACTCCGCAACCCCATCACACTGAGTACATACCTGCTCATCCCGCCTCGCATCTACAGAGTCTACAAACTTCTCTAAGATGGCATTACAGTCTACGCATTTGTACTCATATATCATTAATGCTTCTCTACAAACTCATATAACTCCTTCGCCTTCGTCTTGATATCCTCTATAGAATAAGGCTTTGGCTGGAGATTTTCCCAATACTCCAAAGTTGCATCACCCTGCTCCTTCGCATGACTCCATGCCTCATCAGTAAAGTCTCTTGTTCTAGCATCGACGAACTCAAAATATCTCTGAGCCATTTCTAAAAGTTTAAAGCGTAATTCAAATGGGGTTGTCATAATTATCTACTCCTCTGTGTGTTATGTGTAAAAGAAGGAGGTATCCCAAAATAATGAGATACCTCCATATCTCCCTATCTATTAGGAAGCTGGAACTACAAATGCAAGACCTGCATCATCACGGAGTTCTCCAACACCGTAAATCGTATCAGCAGTGAACAAATCACCGAGATACTCTTGCTTGTATTGTGTTTGTGAACGTACAGACATCTGCTCAACTAGAGCAAGAGCGTCTTTGTG